AACTATATCAGTCTAAACTTCCCTAATGGGCTATTATACTGCTGTCTGGCAGAGACCTATGCTTTCTTAAAAGGTCCACAAGATATGTTGACACTATATGAAAATAAGTATAAACAAGAGCTAGACAAGTTTGGTGTAGAACAACTCGGTCGAAGAAGAAGAGATGACTACACAGATGGCGCTGTTAGAATAACAATACCATCAACAAACCCGTAAAAATTAGGAGTTAATTATGGCAATAACATCAGCAATTTGTACAAGTTTCAAAGTAGAAATTTTGAAGGCTGTACACAACTTTACAGCATCATCAGGAAACACATTTAACCTGGCATTGTACACAAGTGATGCATCTTTAGGTGCAGCTACTACAGCATACACAACTTCAAACGAAGTTTCTGGTTCTGGCTACACTGCAAAAGGAAATGCACTTACAAGCGTAACTCCAGTTGCATCAAGCACAACTGCAGTTTGTGATTTTGCAGATACAAGTTTTACATCAGCTTCTTTCACAGCAAGAGGATGTATGATCTTCAACGATTCAGCATCAGGTGATCCAGCAGTTTGTGTAATAGACTTTGGTTCTGACAAAACTGTAACAAGCGGAACGTTTACAATTCAGTTTCCAACAGCAGACGCATCAAACGCGATCGTAAGAATAGCGTAAGGAGGGTTAACGGATGTCCGTTACTCGAACCTTTACAGTAACGGTAGTCTCTACTGGCTCCGGTAATAAATATTTTATTGATGGCGTACAACAAGCTACAGTTAGTTTAGCTGAAGGTTATACTTATAAATTTGACCAATCTGATTCATCAAATGGTGGTCACCCTTTAAGATTTTCAACAACAAATAATGGAACACACGCAGGTGGTTCTCAATACACAACAGGTGTAACTACAGCTGGGACACCAGGAAGCTCTGGAGCATATACACAAATTACTGTAGCCACTTCTGCTCCAACTTTATATTATTATTGCACTGCACACTCAGGAATGGGTGGACAAGCAAACACTCCAACTTCAAACACTTGGAGTATGTTAACTTGGGATCAAAATTCTTGGGGTGCTCAAGATACTGTTACTATTACACCCACAGGACAATCAGCAACTTCTTCCGTAGGAGATGGCACAAACATGGGTGTGCCTCAAACTGGATGGGGTGGAACTAGTTGGAGTAATGGTGAGTGGGGTCAAGTTAATGACAATAGTGCGGTTCTTTCAGGTTTTGGATTAACAGCATCTTTAAACGCAGACGGATTATTATCTTTTGCAAACACTGGTTGGAGTAGAAATACTTGGAATGATGGACCATACGGAGATAGTAACGACCCTATAGCAAACTTAACTGGATTTGGTTTAACTGCATCTGTTGGTGATGGAACTAATATGGGTGTCCCTCAAACAGGATGGGGTGGTCAATCATGGAGTACAGGAGAATGGGGAGCAGTAAACGATCAAGGTGTAGAATTAACAGGTTTATCATTAACAGCAAGTGTTGGTGCACTAACAGAAGTATATAACGAAACTGGTTGGGGACGTGACGGTTGGGGCGAAGAATTTTGGGGTGAATCAAATGATGCTCACGCAGAGTTAACAGGTTTTGGATTAGAAGCTAGTTTAGGTAATAACACTTGGGGTGCAAAAGGTTGGGGTAATAATTCTTGGAATTTATTTGCATTAGANGATGTTGCAAGTGTAATGGGACCAACAGGAGTTTCTGCAACAGGTTCTGTTGGAACTTTAAGTTTACAAATTGATGCTACATTTAGTTTAACAGGAGTTTCTGCAACTTCTTCTTTAGGATCAGTTATTGCATCAGACGTAATGACACCAACAGGTCAATCTGCAACTTCTTCTGTAGGATCAGTAGTTATAGAAACAGCTTATGATATAACAGGTGTTTCTGCGACTGTTTCCTTAGGATCAACAGACGAAAACTCAAATCCTATAGTAATACCAACTGGAGTATCAGCGACTTCCAGTGTAGGTTCTTTAGCACCTGCTGATATTATGGGCTTGACTGGATTGTCTGCAACGTTTAGTATAGGGTCACCAACAGTTATAACAAGTTTAGATTTAGCTATAACTGGACAATCAGCNACGTCAAATNTAGCTGCTTTTGGAACTGCTTCAGGCTTTGGAATTCAAGCGTATCAAAGTATTGACACAGGTTCAAATACTAGCTATACAGATGTTGCGTAAGCAAAATTAGGAGATAAAAAATGGCTTCAACATACACACCTTTAGGGGTAGAACTTCAAGCAACCGGCGAAAATGCGGGTACATGGGGAACAAAAACTAATACAAATTTACAAATAATCGAACAAATATCTGGTGGATTTACACAACAAGCATTAACAAGTGGTGGCACAGTTAATTTATCTGTTTCTGATGGATCAACTGGAGCCGTACTATCTCACAGAATGATTGAGTTTACCGGATCATTATCAGGTAATGCAGTTGTTACAATTCCTTTAGATGTACAAACTTTTTACTTTTTAAGAAATTCTAGTTCTGGTGCATACACAGTACAATTTAAGTATGTAACTGGATCAGGTGATTCTTTCACTTTCTCTGCAACAGATAAAAGCGACGCTGTAGTTTTTGCAGCGGCAGATGATGGAACTAACCCTAACATTGTAACAATTAACACAGGTATTAAATCAGTTGTTGAAGATACTACACCTCAATTAGGTGGTAACTTAGACACTAATTCACAAAACATTTTAATCGACGATGCACATTTCATCGGAGACGAAAGTGGAAATGAACAAATTATTTTTCAAACAACAGCATCAGCAGTAAACCAAATCGATGTAACAAACGCAGCAACAGGTAACGCACCTGATATATCTGCAACTGGTGGTGACACTAACGTTGATTTAAACTTTACTCCAAAAGGAACAGGTAGAGTTACATTTAATGGTGGCGGTGCTATTCAGAACTTAACTGAAAAAGCTACAGTATCTGCAACAGCAGCAACTGGAACAATAAACTATGATGTTAAAACTCAAGCAGTTTTATACTACACATCTGCAGCTACAGGTAACTTTACAATTAACCTTAGAGGTGATGGTTCAACTACATTAAACAATATTATGGATACAGGTGAGTCTCTTACTGTTGCTTTCTTAGCGACAAACACAGGCACACCATACTATCAATCAGCTTTTCAAATCGATGGATCAAGCGTAACACCAGAGTATCAAGGTGGAGCTGCACCTTCAGCTGGTAATGCTAACTCCGTTGATATTTATACGTACACTGTGATTAAAACAGCTGACGCTACTTTTACAGCGTTCGCTTCTCAAACGCAGTTCGCGTAAGATTAGGAGGAGAAGAAAGATGCCAATTATAGCTTCAAGAGGTGCCGCATCAGCAGGCGGATTTGGACAAAGACAAGGCGCACGAAAATACAATATTGACATGATGGTCGTTTCAGGAGGAGGCTCTGGAGGCAGTAGCGGAATCGGAGGCGGCGGTGGTGCCGGTGGTATTAGAAGTGCAACTTCTCAAGAAGTTGTCGCTGGAAAAACTTACACAATCACAGTAGGTGCTGGTGGAGTTAATTCTAGTGGTGGTAATCAAGGAGTTGTTAGTTCTGTTATTGGAACAGGTATAAACTTTGTATCATCTGGCGGTGGAGCTGGAGCTACTATTTCTACAAGTAACCCTAGATATCCAACTCCAACAGATCCATACGGTGGATACGCAGCAGCACCTGGCGGATCAGGCGGCGGAAATTCTTTTAACCAATTTCATCCTGCAGCCGGACAAGGTAATGCTGGAGGTTATTCTCCTTCAGAAGGAAACAATGGTGGAATTCAAGCGGGACCTTCGGGTTCTGGTGTATCAGCTCAATCAACAGCTGGAGGTGGCGGAGGATTTGGTGCCGTAGGTGCTAACTCTGGAAGTACATCTGGAGCTGGAGGAGCAGGAGCAACTGTAGCTATTTTAGGTACGACCCTTGGTGGCGGCGGTGGCGGTGGTTCTAGAAGCCCAGGAGGCTCTGGACCAAATGCAACAGCAGGCGCTGGAGGAACTGGTGGCGGCGGTGGTGGATCCACTGGAAAACCCCCAGGAGCACAAAATGGAACTGCAAACACCGGAGGCGGTGGAGGCGGTCAAGGATATACTGACGGTCCAGGCGGAAGTACAATTGGAAGTGGAGGATCAGGAGTTGTTGCTCTTAAAATTGCAACAGCTGATTATTCAGGTACTACTACAGGATCTCCGACAGTAACAAC